CTGATAGTAGACGTCGGTAACGGTTGTTAACAAACTTTAGTTTGATGTTTGCATAGCTATGCATAATCTATTCGATGTGGCTTGTTGCAAAAACTGAGGATGTTTATGAGGAGCCAATCTTAGCACCTCCTTTCATGCGTAAACTCCTAGGATATTCAAAAGTTCATTGGGAAAAGTATATCTCTCCTGCTTTCATATTCTAACTAGCTGATGTCGATAGCTCAGAACTTCCACTTTTCGTGTTAGCGATAATGAAGCTCATTAGTCTCAATTTAAAAGTTTTCGATAGGTTTCCCAATACCAAACAAAATGAATAAAGAAATGCCTCACCTTGTCGTTCATTATCTTTCATTACTTTGTGAAGTATGAATCAAATTAATTAAAAACATATGCTTATGATAAGATTTGTTGAATGATGCGTGATAAGCTCAAGCTACATTTTTGATGTTAATAGGTCTCTGTATCTTGGAGAAGTGAATGCGACAACACATACTTATCACGCTAGCTACGAAGAAACCTTTTTCAGAACAGCCAGAAATGCCAGAAGGTGCATCTTATGATTTCTCCAGAGGTTATTGGTTTAAATCAGATGAGATTTTGGTCTCTTACCATTCTGAATTTGGAACTATGGTTTCAAAAAAATGTGACATCGAAACAGGTGAGGATCTGAAAGGGGAATGAAAGAGTATATATTAATCTTATCTAGCATTTATGATTTTTCAGTCGATTTAGTTATTCAGCGCTTAGAAAGCTCAAACGAAAGTTATGTTAGAATTAACAAAGAGCATTTTAGCCTTTATGAAATATCATTAGACCCAGTTAATGCCATATTATCTGTTAGGGGTAATGGTGTCGACATTTGTACGTCGAATATTAAAGCAGTTTGGTACCGCCAGCCAGTTTTTCTGCGTAATACTCCTGGTAAATTGATTGACATTAACGAACAATTATCAAAGTCTCAATGGAACGCTTTTCTTAGAGGCTTAATGGTTTTCGATAATGCATTTTGGATGAATTGGCCTCAGTCAACTTACGCAGCCGAGTCGAAACCATACCAGTTAATGATGGCGAGAAAAGTTGGGTTTTCAGTTCCAAAAACAGTCGTTAGTAACAGTTTAGGGTTTAAAGAGCTAGGATGTGAAAAATTCATTGTTAAGTCATTGGATACTGTTTTACTGAGAGAAAATGATGATTGCTACTTTACATATACATCCAATGTTTCAGTAAATGATTTAACTATAGAACAAACTAAATCAGCGCCTATTACTTTTCAAGAATATGTCGATGATAAGTTAGATATCAGGGTGACAGTTATACAGGAAAAAGTATTTGCAGTATCAATTACACGTTCTGGTAAGCCTATCGAAGAAGATTGGAGAGTCACAGAGAAAGAATATCTAGAATACAATGATATCGTACTTCCCAATCACGTTAGTTCGTTATGTGTAGACTATGTTAAATCTCTTGGATTAAGCTTTGGCTCTATTGATTTTATTAAGTCTAGAGGTGAATTTGTTTTTATTGAAGTAAACCCTACTGGAGAATGGGGATGGCTATCGAACGAAGGCAGACAAATTGATAAAGAAATTGCAAAAAGTCTCACCATGGCTAAAAACTAGTGCATTACGTATTATTGAAGAATTGTTCCCATTTATTTACTTCTACTATACTAATGGAAGTAAGCTTAATAGAGTAAATGACCTCAGCTTTACTGATATTGAGAGCTACTCAAAATTGCAAGACTCTAAAATCGAAGAGAGACTCAAAGATGAACATGATAGAGCTTTGGCAATTGACGATAAAACTTCAAAGTTCACTTTAGGGCTTAGTGTTTCATTAAGTATAATTAGTGCGTCAGCAAGTAGTGTGGTTAAAATTCTCCCTGAAAGTCAGTTCAACGAAATAATTTCATTCCTTTTTGGTGTTTCATCCTTGTATATGCTTTCTGGTGGATTGATTGCATTAGGTGCCTTGAAAACGTTGCCTAAATATGGCTATGGGACAGCTTTTGAAATTAGCAAGTGCACTCATGTATTAATCAGATCTTTACTTAGTCAAGAGAAGGTTAATGAGATAAGGTATGTGAGAAATGAACTTGCTTTTATATCATTGAGAAACGGGTTCTTGATAATATTCATTGCACTGCTATTGTGCATCGTAGTTCTTTTCCAGCAAATTTGTATCTGTAGACAAGGTTGGGTTACAGGTTTACAGTGCAGTGGTTTAGGTTAGGTAGTTAGCCTTGCTCACTACTTATTAACGTTGAGTTATAAGTCAAAGGTAAATATGGATTATCTATTAGAAGAGAATAATATATCAGTCGCACATGACACTGTATTGCCGGGAGGTCACTTTGTTAAAGCTGGTAGCAAAATAACCATAGTTTCCTCTCAAGGAGAATATAATGGCTACAAAATGCGAGTACCGCCACCAGAGTTTGAAGCGTTAATGCTTTTCAATGCATTGGATGCCGCATTTAAAGCAATGCAGATGAAAAAAGTTATTTTGACTCAGCGCTCCAGTTTTGATGAAATAATTGAAATAGACACTAGTGAAGAGAACATGCAAAAGTTTTTTGCTATGTGTCAGCAAGCAATGGCTGCGATAACATTCTCAATTAGTGCTATTGAATCATGGGTTAATAAATCATTTATTCTACATGGTAAATACGATGGAAAGCCTATTCAATTACTCCTAGAAGTTCCAAATAAGAAACCGCGTGAGGTTTCTTCTGACAAGATAGCTTCCGATCGATATATTCCGATAAGATCTAAGTTGTTTCAATTAGCACCTCAGATATTCGATGTCCCACCGCTTAAAGAACATAGTTCTTTAAAAATTGCAGTATCAGAGCTAGTGGAAGAACGAAACATCGTGATGCATATGCAATCTAGCCTAACTATCAATAGCTTGGAGCTTGACCGAGTTAGCTATGCTGTAAAGCTGTATAAGGTTAGTGCTTTTCATGGACCTAAACAAATTCTCAACTACCTCAACTATATCTATGAAAAATCCGCCTTGCCCACGCCTTTATGGCTAAATGTCGCTAATCGTAAGTTAAAAGCTTATCACAAGAAGTTGAAATGACTTATAACAAATAAAACAAACTGTTTAAGCGTAATTCGCAACGCTTGGCATTTTCAACTTGGTAAGTGGTAAACTTGAGTGTATTGCCAACCAATGTGTTGGGTGTTATTTTCCATACTTCAATCAATCCGTTAAACGCTAATCTACCAATACATGTAAAATGGGGTTATCCAAAAGTGTTTCAGTGAAGCTTTTACTCTATTGACGTTTTTCCCTAAGTGTGCATAATAACCATATTGCAAAACCTCGCCCACTCGGCGGGGTTTTTTCGTTTCTAGCGTTTAATACTTATGAGCACCCATTTCCATTATGAAAGTTGGGTGCTTTTTTGTGGGACTCATATGCAAGATAAACTCAGTTCATTCTTTTCATATCTCACTAGCGCCTTACTGGCTCTGACAGGGGCATTCAGTATCCAAGATTGGGCAGCGGTGATTGGCGTGGTGATGGTGTTTGTCACTTACTTCACCAATCGCAGCATTAAACTCAAATTGCTTGAAGAAATTCGCAAGCAACGAATTTCGGAAGAGCTCTGTGAAAAAATTAATCAATAAAGCCGTCTGTTCTGTTGGGGTTATACTGTCCGTCGTCTTTAGCCTTACCCCGAACATGCAAACCAGCCAACTAGGCCTTGCACATATTGCAAACCTTGAAGGGTGCCGAACGAAGGCGTATCAATGCAGCGCCAATGTTTGGACCAATGGCCTTGGCCACACAACGGGCGTAAAGCAAGGCGATGTGGTTGATGAGGCGCAGATAGCACACAACTTTATCGCCGATGTTCAAAGCGCAGAAAAGGTCGTAAATCGTTACCTAAACGGTAATGTGACTCAAGCACAGTTCGATGTCCTAGTAAGCTTTGTGTTCAACCTTGGTTCTAACAACTTCAAACGCTCTACCATGCTTAAGCTGTTCAACCAAAACCAACCATTAAAAGCGTGCCTAGAGTTTTCACGTTGGGTTTATGTTAACGGTAAAAATTGCAAAGACCCTGATAGTCAATGTTCAGGGTTGGTGAAACGCCGTGAAATAGAAAAGCAAGCTTGTTTGAATGGCTGGTAGAGGATGGGCTTATGAACTTCTCTTACAAAACAGCTTTTTTGGTGGGGGTGGTTGTGCTGCTGCTCGGCAGCTTAGCGGCGTCAGCTTACTTGCTTGAGCTCACCAAACTTCAAGCCAAGCAATACGGTGAGCTGCAAGGCCAGTTTAAAGACTCACTGAGCAAAAATAAATCCCTATCTATTGCGGTTAAAACCCTCAGTGATGAAGTCCGGCAGGCACAGCGGGCTGCTGATGCGTTCCTACGAGTCAAGGTCGATCGAAATAGGGTAACGATTCAGGCCGTGAACCAAATCAAAGAGGTACTGAACCATGAACAATGCGCAGATGTGCCTATACCTGATGCTGCTCAGTGGCTGTACTACCACTGAGGTGGTGACCGAGTATAAGGCCCGCTTAGTGCTTCCTCCGGCAGTTTATCTTACTTCTTGCCAGCAACCTTTTACCACGCCGCCGCACACCTACGGTGAGGCAGTCGAGCGCGACCCAATATGGTTAGAAGCTTGGCGCAATTGCGCTGACCAAATTGAGCACTTACGTAATTTTTATGGTTACGACAGTGCGCTACCTAATACGGGCAAATAACACTTACTACTTGGGTGGTCGTCCACCGTTATCCGTTGTTGCCCGTAACCCAATTTTTACTGGGGTGCACAAGCGTGGGTTCCTCGCTGTCTTTCCTGTTAGCCATGAGCATATTCAGCTTCTGCTGATACTCCTTATGTGTTCGCGCAGGATTAGAATCAAAAAGGAACAAGCAGAGTTCGAAAGAATTACATTAATTAGCAACGTCAGCTTAATGCGAAAAAGGGCGTGACACTCGGAGAGACGAGTTTTATTGATGAGGGCTTTCAATGAACAATGAAAAACGACTTTGGAATTTAACCGAGTTGGAAGCGTTCGACTATCACCGTTCCACGATCCGTAAAAAGCTGAAATCCGCCGGCATTGAGCCTGTTGCGTTTAAAGGGCAAACCCCACTATATGACGTGGTTCAGGTGACGCCGTACTTATGCAAAGCGCCATTAAAAGAGAGCGATGCCCCTGATTTGATGGGATTTAAAACCGCTGCAGAGCTCAGAGCTTACGTGCAATCTGAACGGGAAAAGCTCGCGCTGCAAAAAGACTCGAGCGAGTGCATTTCTAAAGAAGACTATGAGAATGAAATTGCCATTTGTATCTCTGGCGTGAAGGGCTTTAAAGACAAGGTGATCACGCGGATTGAATCGGCAATCCCGACGGCGACAACACAGCAACTCGAAGCACTAGAAAGTTTACTTAATTTTGATTTAAAGGCGGTGTCGGATGGGCTTGAACAACTTTGATTCACGCCTTGGGGTTCAATACGCGGACGCAGCTAAGATACGACGTGAATTGGCTTATCTGTGCGCACCAACTGATAAGACTCCAATAGAAGCCGCTGATGAGGATTTGTGGATATCAGACGGCACCGATGTCACCAAGTTTTTGTCTTCGTTAGTGCCGTATATGAAAGAGCCAATGAACTGTTTGGCGAGGCGCATTTATGAAGCTGTGATTGTGGTTGGTCCGGCACGTTCAGGAAAGACTAAGGCGTTGGTTGAAGGATGGATTAATTACGCTGTCACGCAAGCCCCTGGCGATATGCTACTGATTTACAGCACCAAAACCAAAGCAACCGATATGTCTAAGGCGGATTTAGACCGCTGCTTTTCATCAACGCCAGGCATTGCGCGTCTCAGAACGGGGCGAAAGTCCGACGATAACATCACCTCTAAGAAGTTTAAGAACGGAATGAATCTTAAGCTAGATTCGGCCACAGAAACCAGCTTGTCGGCTTCGACGTATCGCTATGCGGGCGCGACGGACTACGACAGGGCAGATGATGGCGTGGGGCAAGAGGGCTCGAAGTTTGAGTTGATGTTGATGCGCGTTCAAAATGCCAAGTCTTCAGGTATGGTGATGGCCGAGAGTTCACCTGGTCGTATTGTTCGCCACCCTAAACCTGAAGAAGAGTTACTCCCTCACGAGGCGCAACCTTGTGGAGGCATTGCCTCGTTGTATAACCAAGGTGACCGACGCCGTTTTTATTGGTCATGCGACGATTGCCACGCCTACTTTAGGCCAGAATTCGAAACGCTTAAATGGGACGAAAAAGACGATCCTTTGCTGGCTTCCCAAACGGCGTATGTGGCTTGCCCAAGGTGTGGCCACCGAATTGAAGAAGTAGAAAAACACGCCAAGAACTTAAGCGGGCAGTGGTTTCGTGAAGGGGCGGTGGACCAGTACGGCGAGTTAGTGGAAGACGAGGTAGAGGTACGCACCACCAAATGGGCCACGTTTTGGTTTGAGGGCGTGATAGCAGCATACAGCAGTTGGCAAAACTTGGTGTATCGCTATCTCAATGCTGAAGCCATTTATCAAGACAGCGGTGATGAAGATGCGTTGATTTCGTTTATCAATACCCGCATGGGGCGCTCTTATATTCTGCAGTCCCAAGGGCAAGATATTGGTGCTCATGAGCTGATGGAAAAGGCCAAAGGTAACCCGTATTTGCGCAGTGTCGTGCCTGTTGGTGGCCGCTTCTTGATCATGAATATCGATGTTCAAGGGGGGAAGTCCAACGCACGCTTTGTGGTGCAAGCACAGGTATTTGGCGAAGGGCTGCAACGTTGGATCATCGACCGGTTTGAAATCCTCACCACGCCACACCGTAATGGTGACCGTATTAATCCGGCCATTTACGCTGAAGATTGGGATCTGCTTATCGAGCAGGTGATCAAGAAAACGTACCCCGTTGCCGATGGCAGCGGGCGAGTGATGAAACCAGTATTAACCCTGTGTGACTCGGGCGGCTCGTCGGCGGAAAAGGATGGTAAGAAAACCTCAGTGACCGATTTCGCTTACCAGTTTTATAACCGGCTTAAATCTAAAGGCCTGTCCCATTTGTTTCGCCTGGTGAAAGGGGCCAGCAATAAGGATATGGATTCCCTTATCAAAGAGTCATACCCCGACAAGCGCAGCAAACTGGCACACGGTGAAATTCCCTTACTGCTGCTGCACACCAACCGTCTTAAAAATCGTGTGGTGGCCAGCTACTCCCGTGAGGAATTTGGTTCTCGGTATTTTCATTTACCTTCGTGGGCGCAAAGAGAGTGGTTCGATGAACTGACGGCGGAATTCATTGATGAAAAAGGCCAATGGATCTGCCCTGAGAAGACGCGCAATGAGAGCTTTGATTTATGTGCCTATGCCGAAGCGGGCATGCACTTTCTTGGTGGTGATGATATCCACTGGGAAAGCCCGCCACCTTGGGCGTCGGAATGGCAGATAAACCCGAATGTGGTTGATGCTGATTTGCAGCCTGTCTTCGAGCGCAAGCCTAAAAAACGTTACAACCACTCAAGAGGTATTTTCGGATGAGTTTAGTCATACCCACCAATCAAGACCGTTTGCAGTGGTACCTACAAGCTGAGCAAAAGATCTTACAGCAACAGACGGTGAGAACGGCGCAAGGGGAAGAGTTGACCTTGGCCAGTTTAGCGACGGTGCGCAGAGAGATAGAGCGTTTGCAGCGACTTATCGCGTCAGAGGCACAAGGTGGGCGGCGTTCCATGATACGGAGAAATTATCTTGAGTAGCCCCAACTTGTTAGACAAGCTTATCGCCGTATTCAACCCGCGCAAAGGGCTAGAACGCGCCTATGACCGACGGCTTTTAAACAAATACAACGCCGCACTCCCACGAAACCCGCACACCAAAAAGACCAACAAGCAATCCAAAGGCGATGCCAACGCGTTAAACAAGGGCGCGAAAGCCGTGTATCAGCGAGCAAGGCATATGGATGAGAACAACCCGTTTGTCACCGCTATTTTGGATGAGCTCTGCGCCAATGTTATTGGCCCAAACGGCATCATGGTCGAGCCTCAACCTTTAAACAACAAAGGTGAGGTCCATGTTGAATGCGCTCAGGCGATCATGACATGGTGGGAGAACTTCTCGTTAAAGCAAAACATCGATGCAGAACATTCTAGAGCTGAAACCGAGTGGCTTGCGGGTCGCACCTGGTTTCGTGATGGCGAGGTATTTTGCCGCATGTTCATGGGTAGGCACAAGGATTTGAGTTACCCAACCGACACGCCCTTTGCAGTGCAGCCGTTTGAGCCTGATTTTATCCCTGAAGATATCACCGAGGTCGATGGAGGATTGTTCGAGGGCATCAAGCGCAATCAACTAGGGCAGGCCATCAGCTATTTAATTCAAAGAGATGCCAGAGGTATTGAATTTGTTGATGTCGATGCGCAGTTTGTTTGCCATTTGAAGTTTACCCGCCGTTTTCATCAAAACCGCGGCATTTCCTTGTTACATTCGGTGTTAGATTTGGTCGACGACATTGAAGATTATGATCAGTCTGAACGCATCAGCGCTCAAATAGCGAGCCGCTTTGCCTATTACATCAAACGAGACCCGACCTTAAATTCAAATGCGACAGATGCGTTCGATCGCGGCGGTGACTTGTTCTTAGGGATGGGAAATTCATTTGAGCTTGCGCCTGGTGAAGATGCCGGTGTGGTGGAGAATAACCGAAAAGACACCATGAGCAGTCCTTTTCGTAATGCTCAGTTGCGATTGGCCAGCGGGGGCGCTGGGGTGAATAACTCCAGCGTGACTCGAGATTACAGCAACGGCAGTTACTCTGCACAGCGGCAAGAGTTAATCGATTCATTCAGTCGTTATCGAGTACTGCAGCGCAAATTCGTTTTAGGTTGGACCCGTCCACAGTATCGGCATGCGTTGCAAATGGCGATGCTTGCTGGCGAGGTCAAGATCCCAAAAGATGTTGACCGAGCGACCCTCTTGAATGCGATTTATCAAGCGCCTGTGATGCCATGGATTGATCCAGGAAAAGAAATGGTAGGTGTGGAAAAAGGCACCCGTTTAGGGCTGTATTCACTGAGCCATGCGCAGCGTGAAAGAAACATCAATCCTTTATCAACTCGCCGTGAAATTCAATCGGAGCGAGAACAAATGAACGATATGCACATCGTGAGCACGTCCGATCCTGCTCATGCGACAAAGCTCAACAATCAAAGAGAAGAGACAAACCATGCCAAAGCCAAATAAAAGCTGGTACACGCTCAAAAATGAAGCCGATGTGATCAAGATCTGGGTGCATGGTGACATCAGCGCTTACGACATTGATGCAACTGAAATCATTGCCGCGCTGCAAGTTGCCGATGGTAAAGAGGTCGAATTACGCATGTTAAGTGGCGGTGGCAGTGTCTATCAAGGCTTAGCCATGTACAATGCCTTAAAGGCCCACAAAGGCAAGGTGGTTGGCATCGTTGATGGCATGGCCGCAAGCATTGCGACTTATGTCTTGCTGGCCTGTGATTCTATCCGCATGCCTGAAAATGCCATGTTGATGATCCACAACCCATCCATTGGTGCGTGGGGCGGCGAGAAAGAAATCAACTCAGCGCTGCAGCAGCTGCAAGCGGCCACCAAAACCATCTCTGAAGCCTACGTGGAGAAATCCGGCCAACCGCTTGAAGATGTTCTCACCGCGATGGAGAGCGAAACCTGGTTTACCGCGCAAGCCGCGAAAGATTGGGGACTAGTAGACGAAGTGGTGGAGGCGGTCGATTTGAGTAATACGTTACAGCGTTTCGATGAGTCCGATTTCAAGAACTTTAAACAAACACCAAATGAGCTAATCAACTCGCTAAAGCACCAACCAAACGAACCAACACCTTTGGCGGCTTCTGCTCAGCCAAAAGATCCTCAAATCAATAACACCAAGCAGGTAAGCGACATGCCGAACCCAAATGAAGACATCCAAAATGCCGTGAAAGCGGAGAATCAACGCCAAGCGGATATTCGTGCACTGTGCGCTCAGCATAAAGTGAGCGAAGTGCTCACTAATGAAATGCTTATCGACTTGTCGTGTTCCGTGGGGCAAGCGTCCACCAAGATTTTAGAAAGTATTGGTCGCCAATCGGCGTCAGGCCAGCAAGAGCCTGAAGCGAACTTAAACGCCACACACATGCGAGCTGGCAACGGCAACCATGTGAAGGATGAGCTGCAAAATGCCCTGAACGCACGTTGTGGCGTGGCCGATTTAGAAAAAGATAATTCGTTTGGTCATGAGTCACTGCTGAACATGGCGCGTGCTTGTCTCGATGTGAATGCCCGAAGCGCTATTACCAAAAATGAGCTGGTTAACCGAGCGTTTAACTCGGGGGATTTTGGCGACATCATCACCGAAGGCATTCGCACTGTGATGCGCGATGAGGCGCAAGCGCGTGCTCCAATGTGGCGAGAGCTGGCGAACGTGGAGAATTTAACGGACTTTCGTGAAACTGAGCTTGTGATGGTGAATGATGCACCGGACTTGATGAAAGTGTCGGAAGATGGCGAATATAAAGCGGCGATCTTAAAAGGCAGCGGTGAGCGTATTCAGCTTGCGACGTTTGGCCGCGAAATCCAGTTCACTCGCCACGCCATCATTAATGATGAGATTGGCTTGGTGGCGAAGGTACCACGTAAGTTCATGCAGTCTGGGTATCGTCTGTCCGATAAGTTGATGTTTAACGCTATCCTCGCCGGAAAGATGGCCGATGGTGACGATGTGTTTAAAGCAGGCAAAGACAAAAGCTGGGGTAATCTCATCAGAGGTATTCCAAAAGGCGATTACGCGGCGATGATCATGGCACTGCATAAGGTGTTTGCAACGGCAACCACCATTCCGCTAGATGGTGAAGCGGGTAAGGGTGATGCATTGGACTTACGCGGTGAGATTTTGCTTGCGAGCCCAGACCACGCCTCGATGTTTGAAGCGGTATTAAACACGGCAAGCAAACCCGATGTCTTTAATCCAGCTTATAAGAAGTTTGGCAAGGTGATTGAGACCGCGCGCGTAGGCGATGTGAATGGCGCATTGGCATTAACCGGTAAAGATTTTGATACCGTCGTGATGGGCTTTTTGGATGGTCAGCAAGAGCCGTGGCTAGAAACGGGCGACGGCTGGAGCAGTGACGGCGCTAAGTTCCGCATTACTTACGACTTGATGTCGAAGGTACTCGATCGTCGTGGTATTGCTCTAGCGAGCTTTGCCTAAGATCTGTGAAATTTGACTAACAGGGTGAGCATGGCTTGCCCTTTTTTAATGGTGACAATATGCGTTTAAGCGATGGAAAAAAGATTGTAGCGCCCGTGCCAGCGGGTGGTTTTATTAAGGATGTGCCGTGTTTGCTTGGTGCTTTATTAGTGGTACCCAACTTTACTGCCAAAGCCGGTGATACCGCGGTGTGTTATACACAAGGTCATTTTGATGGCCCAATCAAAGCGGGCGATAGCGTGAGCTTTACCTCTGAAGTGGCGTACTTTAAAGACGGCGAATTTACCAAGACACAACCCACCGAATCAGGGGATGTGTCTCAGCCTGTTGGGGTATTCATCGAAGATGGTGTGCTGCTGACGGGGAACCTCATCACTGAGTTTGTTAATGACTGAGTTTGAATCGGCTCAGGGGCTTATTCGTCAATCGATACAACGCTGTTTTGGCCGTGCCATGGTGGTGGTGACGCCACAAGGGCAAGAGATTGAAGTGATTGGCTACATTCGAAGTTATGAGAAGGGCGTCAATCAAGTCCATTTGCTCGCGACAGATTCGGAGCTTCCTGAGTGCTGCACGCTGCTTTATCGCGATAAGCACTATAAGTTGGTGTTTGATGCCGCCGTGAAAAGCCCCAGATCGACAAGCCAGCTCATGAGAGAGTATGTAATGGTATTAGATACCCGAGGGACGAAGCATCAATGGTCTGAATTCTAGTCGTTCCCAGTTACTTTTAGATACTGATTTTATTCGTCGCTATGAAGCGTTTGAAGAAGAAATTCCGAAAGCGGTACTTCGAGCGGCTTCGCTGACCTCTAGATGGTTACGAGGGGTATCGATGGCCGAGCTTGGTTACGAGCTGAGTATCGATAACAAAGCCCTACGTTCACGATTTCGCGTGTACAAAAATGGTCGAGTATCGAAGCTGTGGATTGGTATACGCGATATTGGCGTTCACCGATTAGGAAAGCCGATTCAGAACCGTTTGGGAGTTAGAGTGGGTGAGCACTTCTTTGCTGGCGCCTTTATCTCTCCGATGGACAGCGATCAGCTTTTGGTGTGGCGAAGGCGTGGCAAAACAAGAACCGTCATTGAAAGAGTAGAAATCGACATTGCGGATGATGTGGACTCGATTGTTGAAAATTACTTGCCGGATATTAATCGTAAATTTGAGGCGTTTTTTCATCGTGAATTCAAACATGTTCTTTCGCTCGCCGCGTGAGTGGGTATTACTGGTGGTTAGCCACTTAGAGCATCGGCTTTCAATCAAGATAGAAACGGTGTATCGGCGACAAGTGATTGAGTTGGCCAGCACCACCATAAGTTATCACATCGGAGAAGCTGAGCCGGTGAACGAGTATGCCAACGACGGGCGACATCTTCATGAGATTGAGTTGCGCTTCTTGGTAGAAGTGCCTTTGTCCATGGATGGTTTTGATTTAGAAGCACTGGACGCTTCAACCCGTCTAGAGCGTGAATTACTTAACGAGCGCTTTGGCGTATCAAGTGACTTGGAAGGGATAATAGTAGTGTCGAATTTGCCCAGTAAGTTTGATCCACAAAACGGTGTGTTTGCTCGCACCGTCACCATGAAACAGCGCATTCGATTAGGACCAGTAGAACAGAGCTGGCAATGCATAGAGGGGAGCGCTAACCATGCTAGTCAAACTGATGAAACATGTGAGTGCGTTGGAAAAGAAGGTTCTTGAGCTACATGAAGAGCTAGAAGAGAACAATCGGACTTCTGCAAACCTCATTCGTTTGGGATTTGTGGTGAAAGCTGAAAAAACCACCGTAGATATTCAGACTGGGGATAATCTGGTAAAGCGTATCCCTTTTTTTGTGCTGGCTTCAGGACGAGTCAGCCAGTATCGGCGACCTTCCGTCAATGAGCAGTGTTTACTCATCAATCTTGGCAGCGGTGACAGTTTGAGCAATGCCGTTGCGTTAATGGGATTACCGTCGACTCAGTTCCCATGCCCAACCATCGAAGAGAACGAGGTAATGACGCACTATGGAAACGGTATGTCAGAGCGATATAACCTCGATGACGGCTCGGTGGTTTGTCATTATCCTGGGGGTGTAAAGATTTACGGTGATACTTGGCAAGACGGCAGCTATCAAGCAACGGGTGACATCACCGACCATACGCGCTCGATGCAAGCGGATCGGGAGATATACAACGAGCACGAACACCCTGGTGTGGTACCTGGTCCAGCGAAAACCAAACCAACGGAGGAGCAGCAATGATGGGTATTGATCCCCAATCAGGCAAAGCCGTTTCGGGTGCGAGCGCAATAAATTGCCGCTTTGCAAAGGTGCTGACAACGGCGATCCACTCCCGAGTAAAGCGTCGAGGTGTTGGCAATCGAGCGGTCTCACGTCTTGGTAAGCAGCAAACCCCAACCGAAGCCATGATCGTTCAAAACCTGACGCTCGAGGCCTTATCGAATCCATTAAATGGCTTAACGGATTATCAAGGCATTCAGTGCCGAGCTATCCCACATTTGAATGGTTTTAGAGTCAAAGTCTCGGGAACCTGGCGAGGTGAACCTTTGCAGTTAAGCGGGGTGTTATGAGCGATAGACCACAGGCTTTCAGTGAGCCTAAATTTGAAACCCTGCTCAGTGAGTACATTGAATATGCGGTGGAGTATTGCGCCCAGCGAGACGAAGACAAAGCAAAACACTTACGCGAGGCGTTTAATAATCAGGGTGAACTTCTTGCTCAGGTAACGCAGGCGTTTGTTTTAAAGCGAACCGCTGAAATTCGAGAGCAAAATCACCAAGCACTGCAGATGTTTCGTAAATACGTGACCGATACTGAAATGGTGGATTTACTCGCGCTGCAATACAGCTTGAAGCGTCAAGTTATCGAAGTGGGGGATGATTCTGTATTCCCCGCCAAGCCTGCAGTAATGGAGTCGAATGAAAGCTTGCTACAGCGGTTTGATTTAGCACCTTTTCAGTTTCACACCACCGGCACTCGGCTTGGGTACCGCTTTCATGCCATGACGTTAGAAGAGCGGCCAACCATCACGGTCAGCTCTGAAAAAGACGGCTTAGTGATGCGTTATGAGTTTCCTGAAACGGCTTTGCCCAACCCAATTAAAGATGCTCAGGCGCGAATGCTCGAGCCTCATTCTGGCAAGGTGTGCGTTGCGCTGCTTAGCCGCATATCTACAGACGGTGTGCCTAGCCCAGCTTTGCTGGAAAGAGCGGAGCAGTATTTAAACCGTGATGATATCGCGCAGGAGTCAGATGAGGTCACGGTTAAAGCGGTCACGCCGAAGCCTTACCGCATTGAAGTGACACTCTCTACAGGGGCAGACCCAAACAATGAAGTCGACAACGAGTCGGCAGTTGCGGTGGCTTGGCAGTTTGCCGAGAAAGTGCAAAGACTTGGCAGTATCGTAGACCGAGAAGAGGTGGCCCATATCTTTTATGAACTCGGCGCGAAACGAGCCAAGGTGCAAGCGCCGGTGGCTGATGTGGTTTGCGCTTGGGATGAAGCACCTTATTGCACGGAGGTGGTGGTGAATGTCCGATCTGAATGAGGCGTTTATCTCGGTCCAACCGAATAATGCGTCTTTGATTGAAGAGGCGTTGGAGTATGGCTGGACTGAATTGATTCAATCGACTTCTTGTCCGTATCCCAATCTCAAACAGCCTTTGCTCACTGACCGCGCTTTTGTGGCTTTGCTCGCTGGCGAGCGCGGCGTGAGAGATTGGCAACCCAAAGACACGTTAGATAGCCAGCGTAAAACCGTCGATAGGGCATTTGAAATTCACCGAAAAGCGGGCACGCGGTTTGGTTTGTCGGTTGCCCTGGACGCGATTGATTGCGATGTTGAGGTAACGCCCTGGCATCAAATGCAACCACGCCAAGCGCCGTATCATATTGAGTGCATTGCGTGGCAACGCAAGACGCCGATAGATAAATTAGCCGCACATCGAGTCTTAAGCCGGATTGAAAATACCAAATCGGAGCGCGATACCATTGATTTGGTCATGGCGCTTGGCACTGATTCTGGATTGGAGTTTTCTGGTGCTAGCTATCAAGTACTGTGTGTTGATGAATCAATGACAGGCACGATACGCGATGTTTCACCTGGCTTTGCTCTCTTGTACTGGGGCGCAGCCACCCGCTTAATTTTTTCCACTGATGTTGAATTTGGAGCAGTCGCATGAGTTATGTCGTGCAATACACAGACGCGGGCCTTGCCGAGCTTATCAGCACTCGCAACCAAGGGCTCAAAGGGGCAATCAAATACATTGCCGTTGGCGACAGAAGCTACACGCCAACCTCAGCCCAAACCGCATTGAAAAATGAACTGCAGCGGGAGGTTATCGCTGATTGGGAAGAACTCAGCTCCACGCAATTGCGAATGGGGGCGGTATTTAGAGGCACCAAAGAATATGAGGTTCGTGAAGTGGGATTCTTTTTAGAGTCCGGCACTTTACTGGCGGTATATTCCGCCCCGAATACCTTACTGACTTACAAGTCGGCGAACTCGAGCTGGTTACAAAAATTCACGTTGGATGTGTCGCCATTGCCAAGCGGTAGCGTGACTATTGACGTTGGTACCGAGAACATGAATTTATTAATGTCTGAAGAGATGCTGAATGCTGCCATCGCCACGATTTCTTTAGGCACAACACAAATCAAAATTGCGCATCAGCAGTTGTTGCTCAGTGAGCGATTAAGAACGGAGTTGGGTTAATGAGTATTGAACAAAAAATCACGGAGTTACAAAAAACGTCCGCAGAGCAGACCGCCGCTTCCCATGGCTTGTCCCAAGAAGTGGCGGGGAAGATGGGCGAGATTGACCAAAGAGTAAAAGTTGGAATTGAAAATATAGAAAGACATTTCACGAATATTGATGGTATGTCATTTAAGCGGATAAGGATTTCTTGGTCATATCCGCCGAGTGGCTCTGGAGGGACATATGCTGTCAACGCTGAAGAAGGCTCACGGTCTGCAGCAATACTTCTTTTTCCAAATGATACTGGGAATTTGACCGCGTTAAAGCATGTATCAGGTTCCATTATTCTTTCAAGAGGTGGAACGGGAAATAATGGTTACGTAGGATTTGGAGATTTCATTGCCCATCGAGGATATGCTCATTTTACCGGTGTCATGAATAATTCATTTGGAAGTTTTGAACCCTTCATTACCAATAAGTTTATACATGAAGATAAAGAATGGGTGGCATTGATTTTGAAGCCCAGAAGTACAGGCGGTGGACCAACTGATGGAATTTGGTTTGACGTAAAGTATCGGTTTCATCACCCTAAGGATGGTGAACAAATGTTTAAAATCATCAACCCAGTGGATGAACGTCTTTATAACGATGTTTTTAGTTCGTCTACCTAAAAAGGAAAGGATTAATGAAAAAAGTGATTCAATCTTTTTACTATGATGCCGTACCCGCTCAAGATCGAGATGAACTCATCAATGAAGCTTGGTTACACATTCGTAATGTCAGAGACCATCTAATCCAAATGACGGATTTTACTCAGATGAATGATGCCCCAATCACACGAGAAAAGAAGCTGGCATTTGCGAGTTACCGCCAAGCATTACGAGACTTACCTCAAAACTTTACTAACCCCAATGATGTCGTTTGGCCAGAAAAGCCAACCTCCTAAACCGCCGCTTAATCAGGTGGTTTTTTTATATTCAAATTACGCCTTTCACAGCGATGTGAAGGGCTTTTTTATTGGAGCTAAGTACGGTGAATAAACCCAAACCGAAAACACTAGAATACCCGATCATCGAGGCGTTTCGACTCAATGGTCGTTGGGTGTACCCAAGTGAAAAAACCATTCACCTTTTGCCTGTGCAAACCGCTTTCCTGATCCAAAACGGGAAAATAGGACCAGCTATTGAAGCCAAGGTGTCGTCTAAATCCACGCAGCGAGAGGATAAATAATGCTCACGCCAATCCAAGATTTTGAGCTCAACGGAGTACAAGTTAACACCATTGAGCCACAACCAAGCATGGGACCACTTGCGCTGCAGGTGGTGCATTTAACCGGTACCGCGCCAAACAAGAGCGCCAGTTTGAGTTACAACGAGCCCACTCGCTTATGGAATTACAGCCATGCGATGTTATCGCTTGATAGCGATGGGACCAGACAAGGCACCTTACCCAATGTGGTTCGCTACTTACTTGAGTACGTAAAGTGTATTGTGTACGTCACGATTGTGGAAGCCACGGCCAACGCCGCTCAAACAGAAGCCAACATTATTGGCACAGTGAACAGCGCAACGGGTGCCATCACTGGCCTTGAAACTGTAAAAGCGTGCGCAGAGACGCCGACTATTATTGCTGCTCCTGGCTTTAACTCAAAAGGCGTCGGTCAAAAACTTGCGCTTATCGGGCGTGACGTTCGTTGTCGTCCTGTGCTCGATGGACCGAATATCAATGATATGGCAGCGGCAGAGTTTGCGGCTGAATTTGGCTCAGAAGGAACCGGGCAAGACAAGCTTGCGATCATCGACCCTTGGTTTTTGAAAACCTACGACGGCGTGCAATCGCTTATGCCAGCTTCCATTGCTTTAGTGGCGGCCATGGCCTCGGTTGAAGGGTGGGAAAGCCCGCAAAATCGCGGCGTGCTTTGCGATGAAACCGCTCGTAATGTGTCATACAAAATCAATGACAAAAACACGCAAGCCAATTTTCTAAATAAGCATGGTGTGGTCACCATAGCTCGCACACGAATGGGGGGCGTGTCTATCATTGGTAACCGCTCGAATACGGGCCGCTTTCTCTCTCATGTTGGATTGGAAGATTTAATGACGCGTAAGCTAGAGGAAACCAGTCAACCACTAATGGGCAAACAGCTTACTGAAGAGTTTATGGGGCAAGTTGTCGATCGCCTTACAAACTGGGGCCAAAACCTCGTCGCACAAGGCGTGATACCTGTCTTTAAAGCATTTCTGCACCCAAGTAAAAACAACCTGGAAAACTATACCTCTGGGCGTTGGTACTTGTGTGTTAATTATGGCCGCTATGCGCCGAACGAGCACATGGTGTATGAAATGAGCGTGGATAACGGCCTTATCGAAACGTGGTTAGAAGAGGTGATTAATGGCTGATCGTATTCGCATGCGGATAGCGGCGCAGGTTGAATCTGTGCCAATGATGAACGAGATCGTCGAGTTCACTCCGGTGGATATTAAGACAAAGACGGTGTCGAACGAGGGCTCTTTTGTTCAGTCTGAGGATGTGGTGGGCCTTGAGCCACTTAAGTGGACGCTTAAAGTGCGTGGCGACCATAAAAAGATCCAAAACTCGCTGGGCCGTTTCTTTATGGATAACGCTCAGGTGAATGTCACAGAGAAAGGAAAAGACACAGATCAGGTTCAGTACGTGGAAGTGTATTCCATGTATGGGCCGATCACCAATATCAAGAAAGACACAGTCAAGATGGGCGAGAAACCCACCGTTACCATCGAAGGTACTTGCAAGGCTTACAAGCTGAGCGACACTGGTGTGGTCGTGCACGACATCAATGTCGATACAGGTAAAACCATCGTTGGCGGTACCGATCTCATGGGGATAGCGGGGATACGTTAACCCTTAACTCAATCCGTATTTTGCCTCCAATTAAGGAGGCATTTTTTTGGAAAAATTCATGAAAAACCTAAGTAAGCTGGCGTTCTTCGCCCGTGAAAGCGTTGCCCTTAATACCATCACCGTCACCGATTTTCGCAAGCTTCCACATATTGAAGCCGAGCAAGAGCTGACGGCCAAGCAGCTCTTTGTACAACGCAAAGCGGTGATCATGGCCTGCAGTGATTTGAAGCCCGAGGAATTTGAGACCCTAGCCGTACCAGACTTTAATCAATTGTATGAAGACATTTGTGATTTGATCTTAAAGCCATCCGACGAGCTACATGGCGATGTCCTAGATGGCAAGTCAGGCTGCTTTGATTTACTGCATCCTTTTGAAAATGAAGTCGGTGAAAAAATCACCCGTATCACGTTTACTATTCCAAAGGTGGCGCACTCAGAAGCCCTAGCCGAACTGACAGAAGATAAAGATCGCGAGAACTTTATGTTTGAGGTGATCACGGGTCTACAAACGTCCGATCTCAACTTCCTCTCTATTAACGATTACCTGGCGTTAAAGCCGCAGGTGGGCGCTTTTTTTCAGCAATCGGCGGCGTACTTTCGCCCAATGACGTCGAAAACCTAATAGACCTTATTCCCATGCACCGAAATACCTCTGAATCTGAACTAAGGCGATGGCCACAAGATGTTGCGGTGCGTCGATATGAGCTCATTTTGTCCAAACTTGGGGTAAATAATGTCTGAGAAAATCAACCTCATTCTCAATACGGCTGTACACGGTTTAGAGCAGATTGTTTCAACCACAACCGCCACTGAGCGTCTTACCTCGGCATTAGAGCAGCAGCGCGGTGAGGTGATATCGCTCAACACTAAGCTCAAACAGATAAACGGGTTTGAGGCGGCGAAAAGAAGCGCAGGGAAACTGGCTGGGCAACTTAATACGGCGAAAGCCAATGTTGAGAAACTGGGGCGCGAACTCGAGGAAAATAAGCAGCGCTCATCGGGTCTTAGGGTCGAATACAGCAAAACCCAATCTGAGATCAGGAAACTCAATTCTCAGATGAAAAAGGCCTCGGGTGAGGGCGCGGTTGAATTAAAAAACCGCCTTAATGAAGCGCAAAAGCGACTGGATTCTTTCAATGATGAAATTCTTCAAGGCAAGGTCAGGACCAATGAGCTTAACGTGGCTTATAAGTCGGCGAGTAAGCGCGTCACCCAACTAACGGACAAGCAATCTAAGCAAAGCGACAAGCTCAAACGTTTAGGCTCGGCATTAAAGGCTTCGGGGATACAGACCTCGCGGTTAAGTGATGAGCAACGAAAACTGGAAGCGCAGGCCGATAAAGCCACCACGGCAATAGCGAGACAGAATCGCCACTTGAAAGAGATGAAATCAATTCAGTCAAGAATTGATAGCCGCGATGCCAAGTTGGGTGAGATTGGTGGACAAGCAGCGTCACTCACCATGGCGGCAGCGCCTATTGCGGCCTCGGTGTGGTCGGCGGTGAAGAACGAGAGCTCGTTCGCTGATGTGAAAAAAGTCGTGGATATGACGCCAGAAGAAGCCAGCTCGATGCGCAGCTGGGCTTTGAAAACGTCAACACAAACCCCGATGAATGCGAATGACATTAATGCGATGTTGGCAGCGGGTGGCCAAAGTGGCATTAAGGACCAAACCGAGCTTAAACAGTTTGTGTTGGATTCGGCGAAAATGGGCGTCGCTTTTGATATGGAAGCAGACCAAGCCGGTGAGACGCTTGCTGTGTTTAAAGCGGCGTTAGGATTAGATCAAAACGGGGCGATGGGCCTTGCTGGTCTCGCCAACCACCTATCGAACAACTCGAATGCAAAAGGCAAAGATATTGCCGGTGTGATGGCTCGCCAGGGAGCGTCGGCCAAAATGGCGGGGTTCTCCGTCCAAGAGGCCGCTGCGCTTTCGGCGTCGATGCTCTCTGCAGGTATGGGCGAAGAGCGCTCGGCAACCGCACTTAAGAATATTTCCGGTCGCTTAACCCTTGGCGGCGCAGCAACCAGAGCGCAGAAAACCGCGTTATCAACCATCGACTTTGACTCCGTCAGTCTCGCTTCATCCATGCAAGACGACGCCTCGGGTACCTTACTACAAGTGCTTGAAGCGATAAAAGATGCTCCATTAGAAGAGCAAAGCGTACTCATCACTCAAATCTTTGGTGAGGAAGCGAAAGGAGCGGTGGCGTCACTGGCAGGTAACACGGATCTGTTTCGCAACACACTCACGTTGGCAAAGCAAGGACAAGATATCCATATTCAGTCATTACAAGACGAATATGAAGCGAGGGTAAACACCAGTCAAAATGGCATTTCTCAATTCATCAATAAAGTGAACCGCTTGAGCGTTGTCATTGGCAGCGCACTTTTACCTGCGCTCAATTGGGTGCTCGAGCCACTGGGTGATGGCATCACTTTGTTAGCGGATTTTGCTGAAGCGAACCAGGGCGTGACTGCTGCAGTGGGTATTGGCGTTACTGGATTGATCGCATTAAAAGGCGCGATGTTAGCCGGCAAAGCCGCTTCGCTTATCTTTGGTAACAAGTTGGATAAAGGGCGCTTTTTTCGAAAAGGCTTAAACCGCGAAACACAACAAAGTGGTCGCGCTGCGGCGTTCGCAGCCAAACAACTGAGTCGATTGAATCAAACCATGATGAACATGGGATCTGGTAATGGGCGAGATCGCGGTGCAGGTGGTCGCGGCCGTGGTCATGGGCCAAGTGGTCGACGGTCAAGAATGCCTCCGGCCAGATTGCGAACACGAAATCCATTAGCGCGAGCCTACAACGTAGCCAGCACCATGATAACTTCCAACAACGGGGCATTGCCCTTGGCACTAGGCGGAGGTGCGTTGGCCATGACACCTGCAATCGCAATGGCGCAAGACGGCATCGGATTGGCTGGCGATATCGCACAAGGCGCAGGCAAGTTAGGAGTCGGTAAGTTGCTCCGGCCATTAGATATGGCAATCAGTGCCGGTAATATCGCAACTGCAGTGACTAAAGGTGATACCAAAACGGCGATGACCGAAGGTGGTGGTTTGCTCGGTAGCATGGGCGGCGCTGCGCTTGGGGCAAGTATTGGCACCATGATCTTCCCTGGTGTGGGCACTGTGATTGGTGGTCTTGCAGGTTCGCTGATTGGCGATCTCGGCGGCGAAATGCTCGGCGGATGGTTTGGCGACAAGTTAGACGCGACTGATGACAAGATTATGGCATCAGAAACCGTCTCTCAAAAGTTGGTCGAGAAAGAGAAAATCGACGCCCGCGTAACACCTAACGTCACATTCAAAACGGATGTGGCCATTCAAGCTACACCAGGCATGGACGAACAACAAATTGCGGCACAAGTCAGTGCTCAAATTGAACAACAAATGAAGGCCCAATATGAGGTTTTTACTGGGCTTACCATCGATGATTCCATCAGCGTATCAGCGATTGATAGGGGGTAAAACTATGCATCATTTAGTGATCGGGGAGTTCGTGTTTTCGGTTGCAGATAAAACGCCCATCACCAAGTTTGATAGGACGACGACAGGCGCTTATTCCGAGGTTGGCCTAATTGATAATGCGCGTTCTGAGCGAACCGGCAAACCACTTGAAACCATCGACATCACCGCAAAGTGGCTGCAATACCATTCGGCTAAGTCAGTGGATGCCATTCGAGCTTTGATTGATGGGCCTCAACAGGTCAGTGATGGTCAGGGTTTTAACCTTGGCCGTTGGACGATTAAGCAGATCAAAGAAGGGAGGAGCGAACTTATCCATGATGGCCGTGCCATGGTGACAGACGTGTCCTTACAATTATTGGAGTTTCGAGGATGAAACGATTAGCCAACAAAGGCGAGTTGATCACCGACTTACTTTTCAAACAAACAGGCCAAGACAGTGATCAATTAGAAGTCGAGTTTTATCGCCTCAATCCGCACGTTCGAGGCGAAATCTTCACTGCAGATACCTACGTTTCTATTCCAGAAATATCGACAGTAAAACCCACTCAATCCGTTACGAGGTCTTGGGACTGATGTTAAAACTCATAGGTAAAAATAGCGAGCTGTTGTTGTCTCGTCTAAAATCTTGGCGCTTGTCAGATGGCAACGGCATTGAGGGGGATAGCCTATCATTGACGATCAATTCTGATGACGTTGATGGCATTCCACCAAAAGGTGAGCAGTACTCGGTCTATTTGGATGACGTGCTGCGTGATAAATTTCAAATATCGAAACGCTCTATTAGTTTGCACCCGCATGAGGTGGTGTTGGTGCTGTCTGTTGCTCCGTTTAGCATCAAAGACGAAACCGGATATCGAGAGCGTAAATCGATGAGTTGGGATAACACAACCCTGGCTCAAGTCGTGGCAGACAATGTGGCCCCTCATGGCTTTCAAGCTTTTGTGCATCCGAGATTACAAAAAATTGAAATCGCGCATCTCGATCGAACCGACGAAAGCACGCCGTCGTTTTTGTATCGGCTTGCCAAACAATACGACGCGGTGGCCAAGCCCATCGATAGCCGCTTTATCTTTGCGCCTAAAGGCGAGGCGAGAAGTGCCAGTGGCAAAGACATCGAGACAGTGACGTTGTCACAGCCAAGCGGCAACAATCCCCAGCTACCGAACTTCATTAATGTAAACATCGACCTTGATGGTCGTACGGATGTCACCGGTATTAAGGCCTTTTATCTTTCAACTGGGGACGGCACACGCCAGGAAGTGAGAAAAGGGAAAGCACCATTTCGAACGATTGGCAAAGACAGAAATAGTAAGCAGGAGGCAGAGCAAGCATGTGCGAGCGAACTAAGGAAACTGCAGCGAGAGGGGCGAAAGCTTAGCATAGAAGCGCCACCCAATCCCGCGGTGTTTGCCGAGGGCTTGCTCATCCTCGACGCCTCTTTTCCTGGTGTATTTCAAGGAACCTGCTCAATAGACAGTGTTTCGTTTTCTGGCCAAGGCCTGCAGCCAAGGCGAATGAGCATCAAAGCCACTTTAACGGGGGAATAGAATGATCACGTTGAATTCCGGTGTGCATTACACATCGACAGTTCGCTGTAAGATCTCTGATGCGCAGATCAAAAGACATTCAAAGCGGCGTCATGTGAGGCAACTGAAAGACGAACGATACTCGGTGTATTTACGTTACAAGAAAAACAGGGAGCATGGCTCTTGGGTCTTTTATGAGTACAGCAGTGGTAAGCAAACCGCCCATGTTTTTGGCAAGTACCCAAACTTAAGCGCCAAGTACATTCCAGAAGTGGTTGAGCACATTGTAAAAGAACTCTCCACCGGTGTTCGGGCTCGTTCAAACGAGTTTATTACCGTCGATGAGCTGCTGGTCTGGTATTTAGATATGGAAGCTCGAAGCGGACACATATCAAAAGGCCGCCTTACTTCGCTCAAGGCCATGATTGAAAATCACCTTATTTCTTGTCTTCACGGTGTGGAGCTTGCCGGGCTTTCCCATCGTGAAATTGAAAAGCAACTGATGAAGCCCTTGCGTGAGGGCATGTACTCAATCAGTTACATTCGCTCCATCTTCCAGGCATTAAAAGTGGCCTTTAATCAGGCCAAAAAGATGAACAAGATCGGGCACAACCCACTTAACGACATGGTGTTTACCGACTTCCTAAAGGCCAAAATCCAGCCTAAAGGATGCAAATTACTCGTTGGCCACACTCCAGACTTACTGCAGCAATTTGGTGATGCCGAGCCTTTAACACGAATGTTGTGTTTGATGATGCTTAGCCACGGAACGCGGATTGGAGAAACGCGCAAGGCGAAGTGGTGCAACGTTTGTTTCATCACCAAGCGGTGGAGAATACCGGTGCGTGACACAAAGACAAGAAAAGAGATCTTATACCCACTCACTGATGAGTGGGTCACTTTGCTGCAAGCCTACAAAGCATGGCAACTGGCCAACGGTTATAAAGGGAACAATCTCTTTCCTTCCTGCAAGCGGGATCAAAGCCCACTATCCAGTGCCACGGCAACTCAGATTGTGCGAACGATAGCGAAGGGGAACTGGACCGCTCACGACTTAAGAAAGCTAGCGCGTACCGTGTGGGCCGATATAGGTATTGATTACCTGGTTGCAGAGACACTATTGAATCACGCCAAGGGAAAACTCGAGCAAGCCTACATTCACACTCACATTGAACTGCAGAAGTCAGAAGCCCTTAAAACCTATCATTTGTGGCTAAAAAATTGCTGGCGAAGCTGTTTTATACCTGATTTTTAAAAAACGTTCATTCTGAAAATATATATTTAAATCAATGACTAAAAGCCATTTAAAATTTAATTGCAAAGGACAGTATTAGCATGGGTAATTTTGAGCAAAAAGGTGATATAAATCACATCTTAGTGGCCGCTGCGCGACTTGCTCCACACCAAGTTAAATGGGTGAAGTTAAGCAAGACACAATTAAAGGTATTAGATTCGATAAAGCAGGGTGAAGAAGTGACAGCGCAACTTATTGCTGAGCGATGTGATTTGTCACCAAGTTGGGCAAGTTCTTTACTTAAACGATTGAATGAAAAATATTATTTGAAAAGGTGGTTATTATCAAAAAAAGGAGGAGGTGTTGAGTTTGTTTATTGTATAACTTATCTTAATGACATGTAACCATCTAAAATATAGGCACTTTCTAAGATGTATAGTGACTTTAATACTGTTTGTGAATATCGCTCTCAAGTTCCAGGGGTTAAGGGTAACTCCGTCCCTTCAAATGATCCATCCATAGGACACATCATCCAATCTCTCGAAAACATAGCTAAGGCGCTTGAGAATAGTTTTAGTAAGTATCGAGGTTTCGATTTTAAGTTCGTTCCTTCAAAGGGAGCCTCTGTTTTTCCTTTTGTGCCTTATGTAGCAATTTTACCTCCTAATCAAAGCGTATCAAAAGGTATATATGTTGTTATATGTTTTGACAAATATGGAAAAGGGGCTTTAGTTGGCTGTGCCGAGTCTAAGACTAATTCACAGGGCTTGCGGACTGTAAAGAGAACAGTAAAGGGAAAGACATTAAGAATTGATGTAAACGGCCCAAAACCAAACACACATTATAATGATGTGTTTGCCCAACCTCGCGAGTTTCATTTTCCTCTGGGAAGTGACCAAGAACTCCTTGCACATATCGAATTATCTCTAGATAGATCATTAGTTGAACTTGGATTATTAAATCTTGATAGTGCTGATATCTCTATCCAGGAAGAAAAGAAACAAACCGATAGTTTTGATCCTAAGAACCTACAAGACGCCAGGAAAAAAATAACGAGAGAGATCCACGCGCGACAGGGGCAAGCTGCTTTTAGAGAGATGCTTTTAGCTGAGTACGGACGTTGTTTGGTTTCTGGCTGCAAAGTGAGTCATGCTATCGAAGCTGCTCACATAGTTCCTTATATGGGAGAGGCTACTAATTCTATTGAGAACGGCCTGTTACTGAGAGCTGATATACACACGTTGTTTGATCTGGGTTTGATATCTATAACACCATATCAACGTAAAATTGTAGTTTCTAAAAGGTTGTCTTGTACTGACTACGAGCAATATGCGGGGAAAAAAATGCAAGGCTTAGCCGTTAGTGATGAGGCTTTACTTTACCATTACGAGTCGACATTTAAAGGCTAATTTTCTTATAAATAGGTTCTTCTGCCAATCTATACTCTACAAGCGCGGGTACATCTCGCGAAATGAAAATTTTTAGAGTTATATGGCCACCACCACCTCCGAAGAGATTTTTCCAGTTATTTAGTAGAGAACAGGTTGAGCGTGATGCGTAACACTAAAAAATATGATACCGATCAAATCATATTAATGCTGTTGCACTTACAGTTCGCTGTGTTGTATTAAATTAAATAAGGATCAAAAATGAATCAGGCAAGTCGTCGTATAGCGCATGCGTTGCATAAAGAGGGGTGGAGTTTTGAAGAGGGGCTTCGAGCATCATTAATGAGAAATGCTACAAGAATTAAGCCAGATGAGTATGACGTTGACATGAAGGGGAGCCTATTTTGCCCCGTGTGCTTTACAAACCTTAATCGGGTACCGCATGACAAAGATCATACAACATCAAATAAGGATGCTCATTTTAGGCACATGTCGAAATATAAAAGAGTCCCTTGTGTACTGCGCTCTACTAAAAAGGTACAAATTAAAAAGTACAATAGTTTAGAATCAGTAAATCAAGCTATCGACAACGAAGAGTTGGTAATAGTTAGTGCTTTCATGAAAGATAAGCCAGTACCATGTTTACCCAAGGATCCTCAACCATTCGCCGTCCCACAGTTTGACGATATCGACGGACCTGAGACCGAAGTACCTTTAGGGGTCCACAACGGTCAATCATTTAAAGTCCCAAGTAAAATTTCTTCCTTAAGAGGTATATGTCGTAACTTTGATAAAAACTATTATCGCTATTTCTTCTTTCCTGGTTATCGGAAAGCTATTGCTCTTAACTCGCTTATCCGCGATGCACGGAACATTAAAAAAGAAGAAAGAAAACCTAAGCTTTATGTCGTTAAACTTCAGAACTCATCTCATTTTGGTCATCCACCTCGTGATAACAATATTCGAATGACCTACATTGAAAGTTCACAAGAAGTTAAAGACTTTTGCATTAAAACACCTCATTGGCTTCAAAATGAACATGGAATAGGGAGTGAAACGGAAGGACGATATGCTTTAATATTTGGAAAAGTAACTCAAAATGGTATTGGCTTGTGTTTCGAAGATCTCGGGTGGGGTGAATTAGCACTGGTACCAGAAAAATATAACTACCTAATCGAAGATGTTTACTCTTTGACTAATCAAGGTAACTAAATACTGTGAAAGGCGCTAGCAAGTGCCTTTCATCACTCTAACTTTAACACCAACCATAATGATAATGCCGCGCGTTGCGAATCAATATTAAACAGATTGTTATGTGTATTTACTCGTAACTGAACTCGACATTCGCTGACTCAAAATCAAAAGGTTTATCCAACAACTTTGCCAGATAGCTTAACGAACGCCCAAATTCCAGTTCTTGATCCATAGACAATGTCATTCGAAGTATACAATGGTGGAGAAGGCTGTCTCTGGGGATATTTATCTTTTGCAACTCTTCGACTGGCTTTGGGGTTCGCACCCAACACTGAAATTTAAAGTCATCCAGCATCTTATGGAAATAGAACCCAAATTTAGAATCCAGACAGGTTAACTCAAATTCCCAAGAATCAATTAGTTTTCGTTCAGATGCAGCTACAAACAATTCCGCAGTTTCAAATGCGCGCCTAACTTCAGTGCTATTTGGAACAATAAAGTCATGCTCAATCTTGTTCCTTAAAGTACGAATTTCGGAAACTAAACCACAGGGCGCGATACCAAAACTCACAATTACTTTTAATTTCGCAGGTAAATTTACAGAATCATCATCTCTAAAAAACTCACCGAATTCATTGAGGTTTTTGGGATACTTTTTTGGATCATAACCGAGGGCTTGAAAAATCCTATCGATTTGACAATCGATGGCTCTCTTTGAATTCCCTAGGGAATTAATAAGCCCACGAATGCTACCTTCACGAAAATCACGTTTCGCAAAAGATATATATTCGCTTGGATTTACCTCAAACTTCCAATCCAAACGAGAGCCTACATCTGGCACAACTTTGACGTTATTAAATGAAATAGGAACCTCTTTCAGTTCCTCTAAGTAGTCAATTTTGTTCATAATTCTCCAATGCATATAATGTTTTTTATACGGCGATCAATCCGCATTTCGAGGACGAATAATGCCGCCTTTCTTCACCTAATTCAACAATAAATCAATAGGTTAGTGATAAAATAGAGACGTTAGATTTCATTTTGGCGTATAACCTTAATACCTCCGAATGACAAGTTGAGGGATTATGAGGTGGTAAGTCTATAAGGCTCATGGGGCAATTTGAGTAGAATTCACCCACGCTACTGGCGCACAAAACAGGTATTCAGGACAAATATATGTGCGTCTAAGCGACGTCTTGTCATAGCTTCTTGCTTTGAACAGTTTAATACTATCAATGAGTTAGTAATGAATGTTCATGATAAAAAAGGTGTCACGAATCTTTGGGGCAGAAAACAAAACCCAACAAAGGCTTTGGGGCAGAATTGGGGCAATTTTGGGGGTAGAATGGAGCAATATATTCCATCGATACAAAAAAGGCGCTCTAATAAAGCGAGCGCCTCTCTTAAATTTTCACTGGAAAACAGTAACTATTTTTTACGGCAGTATTCGGCGATCACGTACATGGATTGACCACCATTTGCCTTACCAGAAACAAGCTTCGGATCGTCGCCAAGGCTTATG